AAGTCTTGTCATAGCGGAACTCAAAGCTATAACTTCGGCAGCTCTTTCATCAATAGCACGTCCTCTAATTTGTCTTACAGCTGGCAAATTAATATTAGCTGGTTCGTCTAAATTTATTCTCCCTCTACTGTTTGCAAAGTTTAAAGATACTCTGTTGTCAACCCCTCTAACAATCTCTAATTTATCACCGCTTAATTCATCCATTATACTTGCAAAATTAATCGGCTTATATTGATTAGCAATTTGCTGGTTTTCTGGTAAACTAGTAATCGGTGGTGGTGGTTGTTGTGGGCTTCCAAAAGCACCAGATTTTGCTACTGCTAATCCTCCTATTGCTCCAAGAGCTAGCTTTCCAATCAATGGTATTGCTGCGACTGCTCCCATAAATTCCTCCTTAAATCATTAAATAATAATAAGTTTTTGGCTTTGATCTATTATACTCTATAAACCCAGCGAATGCCAGTAATCTTGGGCTTACTTCGGCAAAAGCAGTGCTATAAAGTACTTTTAGTTTATATTCCTTAGCAATGTTTATTAGATTGCTAATAAGATCGCTTCTTAAACTTCTACTTACCCAACGACAACGCCATTTTGGAACTATTTCGATATGAACTTGACCACCATTTTTATCGTCAGGATGTTTATATACGGTTAAATTTCCTACAAGATCATTTTTATTTAAAATATTTAAGTTAAAAATAGCTTCTTTCGGCAAATTTGAATTATTCTCTACAACATTCATTATTTCATTCCTCTACATCCTCTACTAAAAAATGCACTTTGGGTTTCGCTATCAAAATCCATGTCTGAAAGATGAAGAGATTCATAAGGATATTGAGTATTTGTTGTAAGCTTCTCTCGTGTTAATTTAAAATCAGGATGTAGTTTTCTTGATGTAATACTATATTTTTCCTGACCTAGATTATATTTATAGGCGTTATTAGGATCTCGAGAAACTCTAAAATTGAAATCGTCTACTGTTTGAGCTGCAATTTTACCTTTAGTAATACACCGAACTTTATTAAAAGAAGTATGATTTATACTAAAATCTTTAAATTTATCAGGAGTAATAACTCTATTTTTAATATGATTTCTTTCTACCATACCAATTTTTGTTAAATTAGGTGATATTGGTAATGAATGATTAATAATTCCAAGTTTTTCTGTATTAATAGAAGAATTTAAAAATTTCTCGGCTGTTATAGAATTATCAGCAAAATCATTTCCTATAATAGTTCCATCAGCAATAGTAATTGTGGTTATACTTTCTTTTAAATGTTCAGTATCAATTACATTATTTGCAATATCTATCCCCGTGATTCCGCCATCATTAATATTTTGAGTTTTTAGCTTCTTCCAAATAGGTGAACTGTTTTCTTGAGAAATTAATAATTGATCAGGAGCGGTTGCTGCAATTGCTATTAATTCTCCGAAGCCATTAATTGTTAATACAGATCCTACATTAGCTTTTATTAATTTAGTAAATGGTAATGAATAGTCGTTTATTGATTTATCAATAGTTAGCCACTCCGTAGTTCCATCACCAACGTTTGAAAGATAAGCATTAGGACTGCCTATAATTCCAGGGAAAGCTCCACCAACAATACTATTAATTTCAGGTACAACACTATTGTTAATATAATCAATTAATGAATCGTATTGATTATCTATATTATAAGAATCAATATAAATTCCATTATCACGGAGTGTTTGAAAATAAGATCTATCACGATTAAATATCTCTAACATTATAATAACCCTAATTTTGCTCTAATTGCTGGATCTAAACATTCTTTGGGAATTGTCCCTAGATTACCTTCATTTGGTACTTTGTTAACATAATGTAATGATACTGAATAATCTTGTATATGTCTATTTTCTATAGCTCCATCTTCGATAAATTCTTCGGCAGTTATCCAACCTACTATTGTTGCAGCATCAATACTACCGTCTATAATATTATCAGAAGTAAATGTATAATTTACTAAATCATCAAAACACTCTTTACTTCTTACTTGAACACATTGCATAGGAACGCCCATATAACTACTTCCTCCATTAGCGACACTATTTGCAGCAATTGATTCAACATTAAAATGTCTATTTTCTAAAGCATTATCAGCTATAATAAAATTATTATTATTTGCTACATTAGCTTTTCTTTCATTTATTAAATCAGCACTAATTTTATTTTCAGTAATACTACCGTTTAATAATTTATCACCAGTGATATTAGCATTCTTAATGAAGTTAGTTAAAATAGAATTATCTGTTACATCTATACCAATTAATTCAGCTGATAAATGTTCTAACCCTATTGAATTTAAAGCGATATTTATTCCTGCAATTGATCGATTTAAAATATCACCAGTTTCTATTTTACGCCAAATAGGGGAGCTATTTAATCTTGATAATAAAACATTATCACCCTCTAGTGGGGGTATCGGCATAAAAACTTTGCTGTTATCAGTAGCTAAAATAGAGCCAATGTTCTGGCCGAAAAAATCATAATTATAATTAGTAAATTTTGATAAAGGAATGCTATAATCTGTAATTACATTTGTATTAACTTTTAACCACTGCGTAGTTCCATTGCCAATATTTAATAAACAAGCTCCAACTAAATTAGGGTCATTAACTCCTTTAATTTCTAGAGAAATTAAACCATTCACTAAAGGAACTATTTTTTTATTTAAATAGTCCGTTAGATTATTAAATTGAAAATCAAGATCCTCAGCATTAATCATCATGCTTCGATCTCTCATTATTTGGAAATAAGCTGTATCTCTATTAAATGGAGTAATTGACATATTATAACCCTAATTTTGCTTTATAAGATGGTGATAAATTTTCAATGCCGATAGCACCATTAGCAATCATTTGTCCTAAAGGGCGTGCTGAGGCACGGAAAACAGGATACCCCGCTCCTTTTTTGTAAAATAACCTCGCTCCATCTATACTATTATCTTTAATTTGCCATCCTGCAATACAATTTGGAGCAAGATTATTTGGATATGTAGCTGGATCATAATCTGAATTATATACTTTCCAAGCCCAAGTTCTATTATATAATCTAGTAGGTATTTTAAAATCTGGCGTTAGTTTTGTATAATTTATTGGATAAGTTTTAATATCATAATTTTGAAAAATAGTGTTATTTTTTGATAAAAACCAAGGATTAGCAATGATTCCATCTCTTAATGTATTACCCCATAAAATGGTTTTACTGCCATTTCTACCAGCAAATTGATTAGTAATAAGATTACCTAATACATCGCTATTAACCGCTCCATTAGCTATTTTTTCTGTAGGAATTGTATTATCTACTATTTTGCTAGTAGTAACAGCATTATCTGTTAATTTAATAGCTAGGATACCCTCTTTAAAATTAGCTTGAACTAAACTAGCAAGAGCAATTTTTGCATCAGTAATTTGCCTATCTTCAATATTTGCTGCGGTAATTTCTTTCCAAACGGGGTTGCTATTATTTTGAGATATTAAACTCTGTCTATCCTCAGTGGGAGTAATTGCTCTGAATATTTGATCAACTCCTGTCGCTAGAATTGAACAAGGATTGGTCTGTACTAACTTAGCAAATGATAGTGATAAATCTGGTATGTCATTAAAAGTAATCTTTGACCACTGCGTCGTTCCATCACCAACATTTTGAAGATAAGTGTTTGCTTTATTTGGGTCTTGCGTACCTGGTGTCGTGTTAGCAATCAATTGATTTAACAAAGGAACAATTGAGGAATTAATATAATTTGTAATATTATTAAACTGCAAATCAAAATCTCCAGCTTTCATTAAGCCTTTTCTATTTTGTATGGCTTCGAAGTAATCTGTTTCTATTATTAAAGGATTTAATGGCATATTTTAAGTGTTATTTGGGTTAATATTTCCACCAGCGAGGAATAATTTATTAAAAACAAATAAATCATCACCAAGACCGCTTAATTCAATCATTAATGAATCAGCGGTAAATTTAATTATTTCATGAGAGAAAGTTGTTTCATTAAACGGATAAGGTTTTTGTCCAAACTGAGAAACGTCATATAATACCCCTCGTTTTTGTATTTCTATATTTTCATTAATACTTATGGTCTCATCTTGGTTCAGATAAATACGAACTTTAATAGTTAAAGGTTCTAATGATTTACTATCAATGTATAAATCCGTATTAGTCCACGTGCTTTGAAAGTACGTCCAATTATAAGCGATAAACCAAGATAATTCACCCTTACCGTATTCATTGTATGACTGTCCGTTTATTTTATCGGCATACACAAGGAGATTTCCGTTTGGCGATCCTAAATATAAGTTCTTGCTTGTTGGATCATACAATATGCTAGTGCTTTCTGCGAAGTTTTCACTAAATACTACCCAAGCTCCCTCATTATTTAACTGGTAAATAAAACAACTATATTTAATTCTAAAACCTAAAAATCTACCATAAGGATACAAAAAAGCTCTCATGCTTCTAAAATCTCGATCAGTTTCTATAAAACTAAGTTGATTATTAATATAATGATCAATTGGAGTTGAGAACTGATAAGAAATCTGTAACTGTTGGTAAAGATTAATTGAACTAATCGATACAATTCCATATTTAGATAAAAATATAAAGTTATTAGGCACTTCCAGAAAAAGTGTTTGTTGTATTGCGCCAACTGGCAAAGTTTGCTCCCATTTAAAATCTGGTAGAGCAATATTTTGTCCATCATCTAGAGTGGTTGGATCTTCACCAGTCCATACTTGCGTTGTTTCTCTACCTAAAAACAATGTTTTCCCCTCAAAACTACTAATTGCTTCTAAGTTATCTGGCACATTTGAAGTGCTAGCCATATTAATAAAATCAATTTGATTAGTTTTTTGATTAAACCAATCGTATATGCTTTCTAATTTAGCAGCGTAGTAAACTCGCATTGCAAGTAAGGGCGGTCTGAACTTATCTTGGTAAGGTCTACCCTCTGGCAAAGCCCATAATCTTTTATGAACTATTGCTAGAAAACTAAAAGAAGGACATAGTTTTTGATATATTATTTTTCTAATATTAGCTTGCGGTACAACGTCCACTGTAATTGTCACTGCAACTAAATTATTAGCTGGCGGAGCAAAGGTTATGGCGGTAATATTGCACTCTTGATTTGCAACATCACTAACTAAAGTTAACCCATCACCTACATTAACATCTGTTTGTATCTCTATATGAGCAACTTGCGGAATAGAAAAACTTAAAACCTGGTTGTTAATTACTATAGGAGTTATATTAGGTATTGGAACTGGAGCTTTTAAAGGTAATAAATTTAGTCCATCATATACTTTTACTGATTCAACGCCATTGGCAATCAGTAATTTTCCTTGGAAATTAACATGTGAAACTATTACTGCTGGGTCAAGGTCATCTTCGATTAGTTCATAACTATTATCCGTGTTTACTCGGTATATCCCAGCCCTCTCTATAAAGACAGAATAATTTACATCAAAAAAATCAGCTCTAAATGGTAAATTAAATTTAATCTCTACGTTTGTAGAAGTTAGATTTTCAATTTCTGCGCCATCGCTAATAGTTTGTCTAAAAAAAAGATAAACTCCGTCAAAGAGAACTTTTTTTAAATAAGTAACTTGATCAGGGTTATATGCCGTTAGATCAATAGTAATCTCACAATAACCTTCTAATACCGGGTCGTCAATAATGATAATATGCGCTGGTTGTAAAAATGATAGACCTAAATACTGGACATAAACTAATTTTTCAGAGGTGCCGTCTTGTTTTAAAAAAGACATTACAGAAATAATATCTTTAAATGTTCTATTGGCATCAAACGGGAAGCTACTTACCAAAGACGTCCCATATCTCAACGCCCCAGTTTTATTATCGCTAACTAATATATTCTGAATAAATCTTGCATAACTAGTATCATCTTGGCTATTGGTATTAATGCCTTTAAATGGAAATGATACGGGTAAACTCTGTGGATGTCCTTGAAACATTATAACCCATAATTTTTAAAGTTAGCTAATTTAGCTTTATCCTCTTCCCAAACCTTTCTAATATAAGCCATTTTCTCCATAAAAACTTTGTTGCTAAAATAAAAATAATACAAAGCTCCATGTACTAGAAAAAGATGGTAAGGAACTGGGTATATAGGTGTATCTGTTTCTGAATTTGCATCATCAATTATTTCAACCAAAGTTTTTGGGTTCGGAACATAAAAAAGGGTAATGTATTTTTTAGTTATATTATCAATTGGATCAACTGCACTTAAAAAGTTAAGTCCTAAATTTGTTATATTACAATAAATATAATTTCCTAAAACCAAATATTGAGTAGGCAAAATAGAAGCTTCTCGATTAATATTACCAATAATTAATGGTGTTTTATTAACTAAAATACTAGTTATTTTAAATAAATCATCTGGTAGTAAAAAAGCCTGCGAGGCATCGTCTAAAAAAACATTCACTTTTTTAACTATAGTATTTAAACCACTAGAGGCTATTTCATAAAGCTCTAGATTTGCCATGTTTAAATACTTTAAATAAGCAATTCTTTCTTTAGGAGTTAAATAACTCTTATCAGTACTTAATTGGTTAGTTAGTTCTATTAATTCAGTTGTATTCATACTACCTCTTAACTAAAGGGGAATTTAAGCCCCTTTAATATAATATTAAACTCCTGCATTAGTGCTGTAAAATAATTGTATCATCGCTGTTTTAGCGGCAAACAAGTTGATTTGAGCAGTTGGTATTCTAAGTACCAAGTTACTAGCTTGTATACATACAGAATTAACGTTAGCTGCTGTTTTATCCCACATACCTATAAACGATGGAGTACCCCCGTTTGCACCGCCAATAGCAGTTTCTGTTGAATTAGAATTGTAAACACCAAGTAACACCGCAGCTAGTACTGGTCTTGTGCCAGTTATACCAAGGTTGCTAAGCGGTACAGTAACGTAATTGTTGTTAGCGGCTAATAATCCAGTTGCTGGAATAGTAACTGCTACTAGTTTACTAATTACTTGATCCATGTAAACCGCAGAAGTTATAATAGGTGTCACACTATCACCAGCAGCACTATTACCAGTAGCACCATCTACTACACTTGGGTTTACGTTGCTAACAGCACCAGCAGCAGCGTTTGGAGTAGTTGCTGTAATATTGTATCTATTTAATATAAACATAATTATCCTCTGTTTAATTTAATGTTGTAAATGAATGCACTACACCGTATTCAACTAAATTAGTGTTGTTACCTTTTACACCCCTAAACTTAGATGGATATTTTAGTGTTTTAATACCACTGATTTCATTATGAGCTAAACCTCTATATAGCTCGTAATCTGTAGAACTCCTTAAAGTAAACGTTGGAGTTTGACCCATACCAAAACCAAGAGCAGCAGCGCCGCAGAAAAGAGAATAAGCATAACTATTACCAGCAGCATTAGTGATAATAAAATTACTTAATTCTGGTATAACAATGATCATTACACCCTCAATAGTTCCCTTGTACATAGACCCATAAAGTATAGACGGCTGATCTGTATTCTCAATCACCCCTCTATCTACTTGATTAATCCATACTGGGTCAGAAGCTAATCTATTATAAGTTTCTGGAGCTATAAACAATACATACCTTTTATCTTCAAAACCAAGATGAGTTTTATATTTATAAGGTCTTACTGATGATTCTTTTGAGGTATATGCCGCATTACTAATATTTAAACTTTGACCAGTTGCTGCTTGGTTAAAGCATTGCCTAATATGCGATACATTCATTAAGTTTGTAGCAACTGGAAAGTTACCAACTGCTAAAGCGTTTGTAAGCGTTGCATAAGTAGTCCTAGTATTACCGCCAACTAAATTTGGATCCCCGATCAATATTCTTGATCTAGAGATGCCACCATTTGCAAGATCTAATCTAGAGGCTAAAATTCTTGCTTGTAATTGAGCATAAGTAAACTGTTGGTTTAAAGTTGGAATTACGCCAGCAGCACCACCATCAAATGTTAACGCAAAAGCTGATAGAATACGTCTAGTAGTCAAAGAATCTGCCTGCGCTAGTAGATCTGCTCTAACATCAGAGTCTAGACTAAATTTAGTTTGCAAACTAAGTAATTGCTCATCTGTTAGCAATGTTGCGTATCTTATTCTACCAACATCTACGGAGTCACTAACATAGGTTAATTCGTTTTCATTACCTTCTAATTGTTCATTACCAATACTAACAACAGCTTCGAATGTTTGTCTCAAGGGGAATACAATCCTATCACCTTGGGCTTTATGCTCCATTTTATTATAAATAACTGCGTCACTACCGCCCATAAACCGAGCAAAATTAGTAACGTTACGATAGTCTTGTAAATAGGGGATTAATACATTCTTTTCAAACAATTCATTTTGAAAAGGATTATTACGGTCTAATGTAGACATTGAAATTACCTTGTTTTGAATATTAAAAAATATTAACCAAAAGCCTTAAGCTTAAAGTAAAACTATTATTTAAATTCTTAGAACGGGAGAAATCTTGTGGGGAACTTGAGGGAGAAATTATTATTTTAAAATAGGGAAGGACAAGCCGTCTGTTTTAAAATACTAAAATGCCTCATTCTTTAGAAGAAATGTCGTTTGTTCCTAATGTTGCCAAATATCAGCAAAACTTTTTTTGTTACTTTGTGTACTCGCAAGGTTAGAAACTTTAGAATTTATAGACCTATTATGAACTACACCTTGTGTGGTGTCAAGCTCTGCTTCTAGCTCTTTATTACGTTTTTCTAAATTTTCTATTTTTGAATGCAAAGATTTAACAAAAGGCATAATACCGCCGACTTTTTCAGCTCCTTTATGTAAATTATCATAAACATCGCCACCTAAGAGCATAATATTATCAATTATCACGTCAGGTGATTCATTCATCATATAATTTATTATTTTTTCCTGCTCATCTTTTGGGAACAAAGGAAGAAATGAAAAAAATGCTTGATACTTTTCTTCGGCATCTTCGATTTTACTATATTTCTTAAATACACTAAATTCTTTATTAAGATTTTCTTTTACCTTAACATAAGGATTTTCTGGAGATTTTGACTCTATGTCTAATTCTGCCGTTTCTTCGGAAGCATCAAAATAACTTAAGACTACTTTAACATCGTCCTCTGCTATGACTGCATCTTCTTGTAAGCGACCAAGAAACTCCATAACGTTCTTTTTTGCATTGATATGAGCGGAATTCTTTTTATGTCCCCAAGACCTTGATTCATCAAATCTTTTTTTGAGTGTTTCATATTCGGCTTTCAAGTCTAAATTTGGCTCTTCCTTTTTAACCTCATCTTTTTGAGGTTCTTTTGATTCTTCTAGTTTTACTTCTGCTGTTTCTTTTGTTTTAGCTGGTTCAACGTTATTTTTTTTATCTTCAATCTTAGCGTCACCAGAAAAAATACTAGCAAAAGTTTCGGATAAATTATTGTTTTTTAAATCTTCTAGCATATTGTACCTATTAATTTTAATTTATATTTGTTGCTTCGGCATTTTGTATTTCTTCTTGAGCTTGCTGCCCACCTTGCAATATTTTTAAATAAGCTTCGTTTAAAGCTATTGCATCATTATCAGTAAAACCCAGTTTCTTTAAAAATAAAGGATCGGACATAACAAGAGCTGCGCTTGGACTATTTAACAAAGCCTCAAATCTTGCTGCTTCTTCTTCGTTAGATGAAGAGAAATTAGGGGCGGTATCCGCGCTAACTTCAAAAGTAATCGTTGATATATCGTCAGTAAGAATTCCATAATTTATTCTGTTATCTTTATAATAATTAATTGCATATTTAAAATTTTTAATACCCTTAATAGTATCTAATATTAGCTGACCTTCTGAAAATAACATGTGTTCATAAGTTGCGTGTAGCGGATTCTGACTTCTTGCCGAGTTGGTTGCTCGTGCTTGAATTGCTACGCCGCTAATAGCATTGGTTTGCTCGCCCTTTAATTCGTCAAACAATTGCGTTCTTTGTTCAAATTCCACATCAATTCTTTGTAATGTTTTTTCTAAATGAGGTAACATTGTTTCGGAATTAATTAATTGTACTTGATGCGGATTTTTAGAGAAAATCATCCCATCCCGTCTATTTAATTCTTCACGGAGTTTTCCACGCATTTTTTCTATATCAACATTATCTTCGTCAATTATTAGATATTTTGCACTAAGCCCGTGAATAGTTTTAGTCCAAACATAATTTAAAGAAGTAGACAACGGAATTAATCCATCAACTATTCCATAAGGGATACCCAAATAGTTACGTTTTAAACATAGCGGTAGCAATGGAAAATGTTTTTGATTAGGAACTTGGCAAGATAAAACTCCATTTTCTAGTAACACGTCCCCGCAAAAAACTCCTTTCCAAATTTGCGTGCCATTTAATTCTTTTAACGAAGTGCCTTTTACTTTTTTTAGGTCAGCTAATTCTTTATCAAAAGTATTGAAATATCTTTGAGTTTTTACTCCATCTGGATTTTCCGATTCAAAATCAACTATTGCTTCATAATATTTGGCATTTTTCTTGTAATAAACTTCAACAATTCTAGCTGATCTTCCAATAACCCAAGTGTCTTCTATAGAATTTTCACTATTACCTGTATTATTAAAAGGTGTATAATCATCTCTTGTAGAAGATAATGTACCAGCTCCTCCACTAGCAAAATAACTATCATAATTACTATTAGTAGTACTTTGATCAATTAATTGATCAAAGTATGAAGCAAACTCTGGATAACGTTCTTTTAATTTCACTCCAGAAACAAAATAACTACGACAAACAAAATTGGAATCTTCCAGTCTTAGTGAATTGTCATCTGGATCCCAATAAATCTCCCTTGGGTCTATATAATCATAGAAAAAAGTTTGATATGAATTTGCTTCATAACCAAAATGTGTCCACCCAAGCCCTCCGATTAAAGCGTCGGTATATTTTTGGGTAGATTTGTTTTGAAAATCATTTTGAGACTGAATGGTATAAACCATATTGTTTAAATATTCGGCTAATAACTCGTCTTGACCTATTCCTACAGTTGGTTTAAAAGCTATTCTTCGTCTTGCGCTTATTTGCAAGGAAACATAAGTTGTAACTATAGGCTCGATTCTGTTCACTACAAAAGGCGTTGCACCAACATCTTCGAGTTCTTGTTTTAAAGCCTCGCTCCATTGGTCGCCATAATAAAACCTTAAGTTTTCATCGTATTTTAAACGCCATTTCTTGCGAACTTCCGAATTAACAGAATAATAAAAATAATCCTTTAATTCCTGTAATAGTTTTGATTTTCCAGCGTTGAGTTTTTTCATAATTCATTTAATGTTGTATAACACACAGTGCAATCAAAAAGCTCTGTATAACCATTTGAAAAACACAATAAATTGTCTCCATCTGCTAAAAACACTTCTAAACTTCCAAGCGAAATTAAATTAATACTCTCGTTTGGTTGCGCCAAAACATTGTGAACTAAAAAGTTTTCTATAACTGGAGAGGCTAAAAGCCTTATTATCTGTAAATTTAGCCTAATATTAATACTTGAAACGTTGCAAATATTAACAGCATTTAAAAAAATAGGCTTTTCCGCACTAAGTAAAGCTGTTTTTTGATCTGCTAAATTTGCAAATAATAAACTTTCATAATTAACAAAGTTCATGATTTTTTTTATTATAATTTTTGAAAAAAATCTTGAAACTCACGATATTTAGCGTTTAAAATTTCCATTTCTTCGGGTGATAATTCTTCATTTTTACTTTTATAAGAGTAATAATCTGTAATACCCTTTTTTAAAAAATCAGATAAAATACCAAATCTAGCAACCTTCTCGGCGCACTCACACATTAGTGAGTAGCTTTTTAAACTATTATTTTCCATAATTTAAACCAGAGCTTTTTCTAAGGTATCAAGATAATCTTTTATCAACATAATATCATTTATTAATAATGATTTACGACCTGGAGTGGCAATTGATTCTTCGCCAGAAAAATATAAAACGCCATCACTATGTAAAGCTTGTGCGTGTTTAGGCAAAATTCGGATGATTTCTATTGGATTCATTTTTAATCTCGCAAGGTTAATTTGTTATTTTTATATTATATAAGAAAGTTAAAGATATATCAATAATTTAAGTAGTAATGTATTTATATAATAGTTTCGACTGTGAACCATGCAGGGCCAGTTGGATTTGTATTTCCTCTTACGTTACTAAGAGAAGCGTACACAATTCTTAGCTCTACTTTTACATTGCTAGTTGGAGTAACATAAGCTATTGCTCCATTTCCTGAAACTTGACTTGTATTAAGATATGTTTTAATAATGCTACTCGTGATACCAAGAGCAGTATTGCTATCCGAGTTATACCATCTAACACCGCTTACAGATGTTAGATCGACATTTGCTGCAAAACCAGTGAGTTTGTAAGTTCTACCAGATAATAAAGCTATTCGCCCAAGTGACGCTGTATTTTGGTTAGAATTATATGTGGTACTACTGTCTAAAATAATATCACTGGTTTTTTGAAATAATATTGTATCAAATTTAATATGGTCTCCAACTGATAAATTGCTTGAATAGTCATTACTGACGCATCCATGTAAAATAGATTGAGCTACATAATCTATAGTAGCTAAAGTTATCCATTTTGTACCGTTATTAAATTCAATTACAGCCATATTATAAACTAGTATTTAATCTTACCATACCAGCTGTCCCAACAGTTGGTCGCTGTAGTGTAGTTCCTGTTGGAATTGTTACAGAACCCGTACCAGATAACACTGGGTTAGGGCTAAGACTTAGGGTTGCAACGTTATTAGCAATAGTTACTGTTATTTGATTTGTAGTTCCTAGAACTGAATCAAGCCCACTTTTTGATAATCTAGAAAATGTAACAGCAGTGGTGCCTAAAGTTACTACTGCTGAGGTTAACATCCATGCAGTTACTCCATTTGCAGTACCACTAATAACATCAATGAAATTTCCTCTAATCATTTCTGGGGGAGAATCAAAATCTGTACTTCTTGTCAATATCCAGTTTGTACTAGCTGAACCAATATTAGTTACTATATATACGCCATTTTGAAACCCAGTTGTTTGGTCCTTTACTAATACTCTATCATTAACAGCTAGTGTTACTCCATCAAGAGCAAATGCTGCTTGAGTACCAGAATTGGTCAAAGTCGCCCCAACTCCCGTTGTTCCATTAACATAAGTAGCAGTTAAGTTAGCCGTAGTTGCGACTAGACATGCAAGTTTATCTGTTATTTTATTTAAAACGAAGTTTTCAGTTGCTAATGAAAACCAATTTGTTCCATCATGGAATTCCTGTTTACCAACAGGCAAAGGTAATTGTGACATAATTTTCTCGCAAGGTTATTAAATTTCTATGTTATATCTTAGCATACCAGCACTTGGATTACTAGGTCTTTGATTAGTGCTACCAGTAGGTATTTTTACATATCCATTGCCTGGTAAAGTAGGATTAGGTTTAAAGTTTGTTATAATCGGATTACTCAAAATTCCACTACCCGTAATATCTCCCTCTAATGTAATGCCAGTATTTAACAAAGTAATAAGATAGTTATGAGCATCAGTTGCCGACCCTTGAGCATCAGAAGCTGAACTATTTGCATCTGACGCAGAGGAAGATGCACTACTAGATGAACTTCCAGCAGATAATGCAGATGCAGCAGCAGCTAAAGCTGATAATGTAGCACCCGCTGCTGAAGCACTTGCCTCAGCAGCAGCACCAGTCGCTTCCGCAGCGGCTCCTGTAGCTTCTAAAGCTGATGCACTTGCTTCCGTGGCCGAAGCCGCCGCCTCAGTTGCAGAAGCTGCGGATTCTTCTGCCGATGCGGCAGCTTCTTCCGCAAGTCGTTCTAAGGTTTCAACTGTTGCGTAATCCTCATCTGGAATAGCAATCGCAAACATGCCGTCAGTAATGATTTTAGCCATTCCCACACCAAGTTCACTTAACACTTGCGCATTTGGTAAAGTAACGCTAGGAGTATTGATAACATAAGTTACATCACTTGGTGCAAAAGCTGCTTTTATTTCTGCGGGTCGATTATTATCATCACCTAACCACATATACCCAGTTGTTAAATTAGGTAGATTATCAATAGTTATAGTTGGATTAGGCTGCGCCGTATTGTTTAAGTCTCCTATCCAGATATTGTTAGACGCTAAAGCAGGAAGAGGAATACTGCTGCTAGTACTAACAATACCCCCTGTATTAATCATATAACCATCATCTAAAACGCTTAAAACTTGACTATTTGGTAACTGTGTATTTGGAAAACCTGTTATAAAACTAGATGCTGCTAAACTATCAAAGTTATGTTTGATATTGATAATAGTTAGTTTCATATCAATTAATGCTGGAGACATCATGGAAAAATTATCAGTGCCGCCGATTAATATATAATCCTTGATAAGAGGAAGCTTACCTGTAACAGGGGATATAAAATTATATAAAATCTCACAACTCATACTGTTAAATGACCTATAAAATTAGTTATATTACCAATATCGTTATTAAAATATTGTGTTACTGAATTTTGATAATAAGCTAAAATTGCAGGTGTAGAATCATCTAGTTCAGTATCTAAATCAGGTTGTAAGTAATATTGCATTCTATA